AACTGGGTGGGATCTGCTAGTTTCGGTCTATGGCAACACTAACGACAAAGAGTATATCGCCGAAACATTCGCGATCTACATGGGGATGCCAGAGAGTGAGCACTACCGGATCCACCCCGTATTGCTGGCGATCTACCGCAAGTTTGACAAGAAGGTGAAACCATGACGTATCAAGAGATGACGGCACAGATCTTTGCTCTACCGGCTAACCAGCGCGACGCAGCGGCGGACGATCTGCTCAAATCATACAATGAGCCCGATAAAGAGCTGGTTGAGATTTACATATACGAGGCGATCGCGGCAGCGGATGACACGACGCAGGTGTTTTTGCTATGACGGAAGTCGGATACACCAAGACGATCAAACCCGTGCGCGATTGGTCGCAGCGGATCTGGCGGCTGATGTTCACGCAGCAGGTTGAGATCGCACGCGGGCGCGTCGAAGGCGCGCAGTCGGTCGCGATCACCGGGACGCTGACGACCAGCGGCGCGGTGACAGATATTATGATTTGGCCCGGGTCGACTGTGAAAGACCCATCAGTCGCGCCCGCAGGCGGCGTGCAAATGACGATCGTCTCGACCAGCGCGCAGGACAGCGCGGCAGGCACGGGCGTCCGCACCCTGCGGTTCAACTACCTCGATGCGAACCTGAACCCGCAGAGCGAGATCGTGACGATGAACGGAACGACGCCCGTGCTGACGACGGCGACCAATGTGCGCTGGGTCGGGGATCTCACCGGGCTGACATTCGGATCTGAAAAGCACGTCGTAGGGAATATCACTGTCACCAATAGCGGAACACGTTACAAATATCTTGAGGCAGAAGCGCGCGCCACGCGCAGCAGCGCGTTTCGCGTTCCTGCGGGCAAGCGGCTGATCGTGCATTCGCTCTTTGCCGGATCATCCTCGGGCAGCGCGGCGGCGAAGGTGCAGGTCTCGATAGTCGCATCGGCGATCGCGAACCTTGACGGGACCGTTGATCGCTTCGAGGACACCGGGCTGCTCTTGGAGCAGGGGACGCTCGACCTTCAAGACAACACAACAACGCTTGCAGATGGCGCGTTAGCGGCGTTTCCCGCCGGAGCGATTGTCGGGTTTCGCGTCACGACAGATAAGGCTGCAAGCGTCTCGGCAGGATTTTATGGGTGGATCGAAGATGTCGACTGATGCCGTCAATATCACGAAGGCCGACTATGAAGGGCGCACGGTTGAGCTCGACAAGCCATTCCGGCTTCCGGCAGGCGCGAGCAAAAAGTTCGGTGTCTACGTCAAGGTCGGGGATCGCGTGACGAAGGTCACGTTCGGGGATCCGGACATGGAGATCCGGCGCGACGACCCAGAAGCGCGCGCCAATTTCCGCGCGCGGCACTCATGCGACACCGCAACGGACAAGACCTCGGCGCGTTACTGGTCTTGCCGGATGTGGGAAAGCGGAACCTCAGTATCGGAGATGACGAAGATGAAAAATATCGGAAAGCGGCAGATCTCGGACGACGTCTTTACAACGGCGACCGAGGCCGTGCAGCGCGCGCACCAGCTCGGGCTCGGGCTCGTCGCGCATATGACCGAAGGGCCTGACGGGCAGGCGTTCTACATGCCAGGCGCGACCCATGAGGGTTACCTCGAGATGGTCGGCGAGGCCGGCATGGTCATGCCCGCGAGCCTCGACCCAGAGCAGGCCGAGATCGAAGATCCGACCGAGGATCTGATCGAGACCGTGATCGAGGCCGCGATCGGCGCGATCTTAGATGCGCGGGTCGAGAAGCGCGCGGCGAAGATTATCAAGCTAGACGAGGAGGCGCGCATCGTCTGGGGCTGGGCGTCGGTTGTCTCAATCGACGGCAAGCCGATGGTCGATCGGCAGGGCGACATCATCTCCGCCGATGTCATGACGAAGGCGGCGGATCGCTTCATGCTCGACGTGCGCGTCGCCAAGGCCATGCACGAGGGCGCGCAGATAGGGGAGGTCATTCACTCATTCCCCCTCACCAAGGCGCTTGGCGAGGCGCTGGGCGTGCACTCCGCGCTTGAGGGATGGATCGTGGCTATGAAAGTGCACGACGATAGTGTATGGAATAGGGTTAAGAGCGGCGAGCTGGCCGCGTTCTCAATCGGGGGCATAGGAAAACGCAATGCCGTTTAATGTTACAGATCTAGAGCTGATTGAGCTCTCGCTGGTCGACGAGCCAGCAAACCCTGCCGCGCGCGTCGTCATGTTCAAGCGTTATGACATGATGCCCGACGCGGACAAAATCAAAGAACTGATCGAGAGCGGCATGTCGGAAGACGACGCCCGAGAGCAGGTCGCGCGGATGAAGCGCGGCAAGGGGGCCGGACCGACCGGCGATCCGGGCAAAGGGGGTCAATCTATGTCCGATCAAGAGAAGCGCGTCGTAGACCTGGAGGCAACTAACAAGCGCCTCGAAGCATCTCGCGACGCACTTGTGAGCTCGCTCGAGGCCGAGGGTTACGTCGTGCAGATCGCCGCCGAAGCCGTCACCGTCGAAAAGCGCAAGCCTGAAGACTACATCGAGATCGGCGGCGAGGTAATCCTCAAGAGCGTGCTCCCTGCGAGCGTTCTCTCGATGATCGCCAAGCAGTCCGACGAGCTGGCTGAGGTCAACAAGCGCCTCGCATCCGAAGAGCTGACGAAGCGCGTAAGCGCCGAGATTCCGCACCTCGCAGGCGACGCAGCGACCAAAGGCGCGGTCCTCAAGGCGATCGATGCGATCGCTGACGAGACCGTTCGCAAGTCCGCTCATGCCATGCTGAAAGGCGCGAACTCCGTCGCCTCGAAGCTGACCCGCGAGTTCGGCACCGTCGCTCCGCAAGAGACCGACGCCATGACCGAGCTCAACAAGATGGCAGACGAGTTTGCCGCCGAAAAGAAGGTCACGTTTGCCAAGGCGTTTGCCGAGGTGACCAGGACTGGACGCGGCGCGGAACTCTTTGCCAAGCGCAACGTGCAGTAAGGAGCCCCACAGATGGCAACTCAAGACAACATGATCTGCGTCACTCTGGAGGCCGGTGCTGACCTCTCGACGAAGCAGTTCTATTTCGTATCCGTCGCAGCGGATGGTCAGATCGACCCCACCGGTGATGGTGTCGATGCGGACGGCGTCCTGCAAGACGCTCCCGCAGCCGCTGGGCGCGCTGCGCTCGTGGCGATCGCTGGCAAGGTCAAGGTCGTTTGCGGTGGCGTCGTCACCCGTGGCGGTCCTGTGGCTTCGGATGCCAGCGGCACCGCAGTCAATCCCGCGACCGGAGATATCATCCTCGGCACGGCTCTTGAAACCGGCGCTACTGGGCGGATCATCGAGATCCTGTTCCAGCCGCGCGGCGCATCAGCATAAGGCAGGGGGATTTAGATCATGCCGCAACCCACCGTTGGCTCGTTCCACATCGACGCAGCCCTGACCAACATCTCGCTGGCGCTCCTTCAAAACCCGCAGAGCTTCGTCGCTTCGCGCGTTTTCCAGAACGTGCCGGTGCAGAAGCAATCGGACAAATACTTCACGTTCGATCGCTCGCACTTCAACCGCAACGGCGCCAAGAAGCGCGCAGCCGGCGCTCGCGTGTCTGAGGTGGGCTATGCCCTCTCAAACGACAGCTATTTCTGCGAAGAATATGGCGTTGCGATCCCGATCCCAGATCAGATCCGCGCTAACGCAGATCCGGCCGCAGATCCCGCTCGCGCGGCCGCCGAACTGGCGACGCACCAGATGCTGATCCAGAAAGAGACCGACTTCTCGTCGTCGTTCTTCTCGACCTCTCTCTGGGGCACCGACATCACCGGCGTCGCTTCCTCGCCGTCGACTGGTCAGGTCATTCGCTGGTCGGACACCACATCGGGCGACCCGATCGGCAACGTCCGCGTCGGCATCGACACGATCCTTGGATCGACCGGCATCAAGCCGAACGTGATGGTCATGGGCCGTCAAGTTTACTCGGCGCTGATTGATCACCCGGACGTGCAGGGCCGCATCAACGGCGGCGCGACCACCTCGCAGCCCTCGATCGCATCCTTGAACCTGCTCGCGCAGATCTTCGAGGTCGACGAGGTCATGGTCGGCGAGGCAATCCAGAACACCGCAGCAGAGGGCGACACCGCCGCTCACTCGTTCATTCTGGGCAAGAAGTGCCTGCTGACCTATCGTCCGCCATCGCCGGGCATCATGACCCCGGCCGCAGGCTATACCTTCTCGTGGGCCGGTTATCTGGGCGGCACGAACGAGTATGGCTTCGTGGTCGACACCAAGCGTCGCGATGAAGAGGACACTGACGTCGTTCGCGCTCGCGCGCACTACGACCACAAGCTCGTCTCTTCGGCTCTGGGCTTCTTCTGGGACGCGATTGTCGCATGATGAAAGTCGAGCAGAGATCTTTCCAGAAGTCGGATCCGCTCTTTGCGTTCCGCTCGTTCGTGGCTCACGGGCGGCGGTTCAACAGAGGCGCGGCGTTTGATTGGCAGTCCCTCGGGATTGCCGCAGAGAAGGTCGAGCTCCTATTCCGGGCGGGTAAGGTCCGCCATTATGCGCCCGGAAATCCAGCAATCGATCTGACAGACAAAGGTCTCGGCGAGAAGCTGGCCGAGGACGTTCCTGATCCATCACTGGCCAAGAGGGCTCGAGCGAAAAAGGTGCAAGAATGACGTGGACCTACGGGGGAGCGCCAGGCACAACGTCCTCGGCGACGCGGCGCGATGCCGTGCGCCTCCTCGTAGGTGACACCGACACGACCGATCAGCAGGTCAGCGACGAAGAAATCGCCTTCGGGCTATCTCAGGCCGCTGATGACATCTACAACGGCAGCGCTCTGATATGCCGCGCGCTTTCGGGCAAATATGCGCGGCTGGTCGATACCAGCATCGAAAGCGTCTCGTCGTCCTATTCCCAGCGCGCGACGCAATACGCAGAGCTCGCCGTTCGCCTGATCAAAGAGGGCAAACGGCTGGGATCCGTGGGACTTGGCGTGCCGGTCGCGGGTGGGATGTCGATCTCGGAGATGGCCAGCGTAGAGGACGACCTTGATCGCGTTCCATCGGCGTTCCGGGTCGACCAGTTCTCGAACCCACCGCGGTTCGACCCCATGCTTGACGAGGACTGATCGCAATGCCGACCGGAGCGGAGATGCAACGGGATGTCGTCGCGCTCCTCCGGGAGCATGGCTACAATCTGACGTTCAGACGCCCGCGCAGCGGCGGATCCTACAACCCGGCGACCGGCGCGATAACTGGCGGGACCAATGCCGACGAGACGGCGCGCGTCGTCTTCCTCAACTATAATTCGCGCGACATCGACGGCACGCTGGTGCAGCGCGGCGACCGCAAGGCAGTCATTGCCGCGACCTATAACGGCACGGCGTTGACTAAAACACCGCAGATCGATGACGAGCTGCGTGGCGAAGGCGACCCGGTGCGGGTTGTTTCGGTTCAGACGATCAAGAGCGGGGCTTCGATCCTCGCCTACATCTGCCAAGCGAGGGAATGATGGCAGAAAAGCAGATCCTCGAGCAGATCACGGTCGATCTTGACAAGATCGCCAAGAAGGCGGGCGTGACAGTCGCCCAGGCGCGCAACGAATATCTAAACCGGCTGTCGCTTGAGGTCGTGAAGGGCACGCCGGTGAAGACCGGGCGGCTCAGGGCATCCTGGTTTCTTTCCCCGACGCTTACCGGATCTCCCGGCTCTTCTGGCGGCGAGGCGACGACCGGTGCTCCCGGGATGACAATGGCCCGCCTCGCAGGTCAAGCCGAGACGCTTGCGAACCTTGATGGATCAATCTACCTCCTGAACGGCGCGAACTACGCAGCGCCCGTTGAGGCGCGCACGCAGTTCTTGCGCAAGGTACTCGCTCGCTCGAAGGCGATTGCGAACGCAGTCGTGACCGAGATAAAGAACATCAAGGCGACGGGGATCCCATGACAGTCATGAACGACATCCGCGCGGCGCTAGAGCAGCAGATCGCGAACGTCTCGGGGATCCCGTCATCGAGCAATCGCGCATGGGAGAACGTGCGGTTCACCCCAACGACCAACACCGCGTGGGTCCGCATGGCGCTTGTGCCCGTGACAAGCCGCCCCGCCGTTCGCGGGCCCAGCCCGCAGATCCGGCATGACGGCAGCTTCCTTGTGACTGCGCACCTCCCCGAGGGCGTGGGGGCGTCGGCAGCGGACGCCCTGGCTGACGCGATCCGCGCGGCGTTCACGGTCGACACCGGCCTAACCTCGGGCGACGTGACTGTTCGCTTCAACTATGCCGAACGCGGCGGCGCCGTGCTCGATACGCCGTGGTATATCGTCACGGTGGCGATATCGTGGTACACATACACCAGCTCATAAAAGGAGGGCTTACAAATGCCGTTTGCACAGGGCTCCAGAACTCAGCTCGCCTATATCGCGGAGAGCACTTATGGCACGACGCCATCAACGCCCGCGATGGTGGAGGTCCCGTTCGTCACGCACTCGCTTGACCTCACCAAGACGCGCGTGCAGTCGGCTCAGATCACGGCAGATCGAATGCCGCGCATTGATCGTCACGGACAGCGCACCGTCACCGGCGACATCGCCGTCGAGATGCGTCCGGCCGATTACGATTGGCTGCTTGAGGGTGCGCTGTTCGGGGCGTTCACATCGAATATTCTGAATACAGGCACGACCGTTAAATCGTTCACCGTCGAGGACGGCGCGCTGGACGTCACGCAGTATCGCGCCTTCACGGGCTGCATGGTCAACACGATGCAGATGTCGATCGCGCCGAACCAGATGACAACCGCGACCTTCGGGATCATTGGCCGGAACATCACGCAAAGCGCAACCCCACTCGACGCGAGCTTGACTGCCGCATCGAACAACGAGCCCTTCGACAGTTTCTCCGGAGCGATCACCGAGGGCGGATCCGCGATCGCCTTTGTCAACTCGATCGACTTTACGCTCAACAACAACTTGAACCCGATTTTCGTTCTTGGCGCAGTCCAGACGCCGCAGATGGAGTTCGGGATGTCGACGCTCGAGGGGACGATGACGGTCTTCTATCAAGACGCCGTCCTCATCAACAAGTTCCTGAACGAGACCGAGAGCTCGCTGCAGATTGTCCTTGATGACCGCGTGGCTGGGCTGGCGTACACGCTTCTCATGCCAAGGATCAAGATCAACGGCGCGGCAGTCCCGGTCGGAAGTCCGGCGTCTCGCCTTATCACGCTGCCGTTCGTCGCTTTGCGCGACAGCACGACCGGCACGCAACTCCGGATCACCAGAACCGTCTGATTATAGGGGGAAAAAATGGCAGCGAATTACGTTGATCTTTCGTCTGGGTTGGCTCGTGACTGGATTCCGGTTACTCCCAACAACAGCACGGATAACATGGGGATCAGTGCACAAAACCAAGTCATCGGCTTCTATGTGACTGTCGGCGGCGCCGTAGTATTCACGGTAGATGGGACTGATCGGACAGTCACTTTCCCGTCGAACTTCTATGTGACGTGTTCCAATGTGACCCGGATCAAATCAACTGGCACTACCGCTACTGGTATTCACTCCCTGGTTATCTAAGGATCAACTAAGATGCCCTCTATTGCTCTTCCTGTGTCCCTTAGAGGGCAACTCCTTTCTGGTACTCGTACTTTCTCCCCTGCATCCTTGTTCGCTGCGTCCGAACCCGGCGTCTGGTATGATCCCTCTGACCTGACCACTATGTTCCAAGACACCGCAGGTACCACCCCCGTGACCACTCCGGGTCAGACTGTTGCTCGGATCAATGACAAGAGTGGGAGAGGGAATAACGCCACCCAAGCCACTGCTGCTTCTCGTCCTACCTATGGTATCGTGCCTCTGGGTGGTCGGAGGAATTTGCTGACGTTCACTGAG